GTCGGAGGCAAAGTCAAGCTGCGGCGATGTGCTAAGTGTCGTGAGAAGAAGCCGCTTGAGGACTTCGGGAGCAATTCCAGCTCGCTTGACGGATACCAAACGTACTGTAAGAGCTGCCGCAATGGGTTGCATAAAGCCCGCCGCGAGCGTGATCCAGTACATCGTATCCGTCACCATTTCGTCACACGTATGACAAAGCAACTCGGTTATGGCGCTCCTCGTGACTTGTTCAGTAACATTGAGGGATATCTTGGTTACAAGCTAAGCTCTCTGGTACTGTACTTGGACAACGAGATCAAGCAACGCGAAGGCATCTCACTGCGTGAGGCCCTGAAAAGAGGGTACCATATCGACCACAAGTACCCTCTGAGCAAGTTTAACGTCACATCCGCAGCGAGTCAGGCTTTCCGCGACTGCTGGGCGATGGAGAACCTCTGGGCAATCCCTGCTGACGTAAATCTGGCTAAGAGCAACAAGATCGTCGATCTACCCGATCTACCCGATCTACCCGATCTACCTCCTGCGAGCTAAGCTGTGTCATGAGTGATAAAGCCAGCCTCGATAGGTACGAGTTAGAAGCCCTCCAGGAGATCCTTGGGGGGAAAGATGCTTGGCGCTTCACTCCTGCTACTTTTGCCAACAAGGTAACGAATGGGCGTTGGAAAGCTCGTCCGCATCTGATGCTTACATCAACCGCGATTGCTAGCGGGCTGATGAGAGGCGATGCGCGGATGGTGTTTAGCTTTCCTCCTCGTCACGGCAAATCTGAGCTACTCAGCGTAAATACGCCTCAATGGTTCTTAGATCGATGGCCTCATAAGCGCGTAATGCTAACCAGTTATGGTGCTGACCTAGCTACGTCGTTTGGCAGGCGAGTACGTGATGAGCTAAACGACATTAACGGTCGTGGCCTCACTAAGACTAAGCTGAAAGATGACAGCCGGCGAGCAGACGAATGGCATACCACCGAAGGCGGAGGGATGCTCTGCGCAGGTGTCGCTGGCCCTATTACAGGTCGCGGGGCTGATTTGCTCCTCATTGACGACTACCTGAAGAACGCCAAAGATGCGGCTAGCCAAGGTATTCGTGACGACATTTGGGATTGGTTTGTGTCTACTGCCTTTTCACGTCTAGAGCCTGGCGGCAGCGTTGCAATTGTCGCTACGCGCTGGAACGTTGATGACCTAATCGGAAGGCTTGATGAGCTACAACCAGGTGTTTGGCAGCATGTTAAGTTCCCTGCGATAGCCGTCGAGAACGACGTTCTGGGTAGGAAGCCCGGTGAGGCTTTGTGGCCAGAGCGTTACGATATAGGAAGGCTGGCCAACATCAGAGAAGTTCTGGGAGATTACTTCTGGAACGCTCTGTACCAGCAAACTCCAATACCTCCTGGTGCTGGACTCATCCAGTCTGGCCAGCTGGTAATCATCGACTTCGTACCGCCTAACTTGCAGCTCGAGTTAGTGAGGAGCTGGGACCTTGCTGGATCGCCTGATAAAGGTGACTGGACTGTTGGCGTCTTGATGGGAATTGACCGTAAAACCGGCATCATCTACATCCTTGATGTCAAGCGTGCCCAGCTTGGGCCTGCGATGGTCGAAGCTCTGATCAAGATGACGGCAGAGCAAGACGGCCACGGCGTGCGGATCCACATCGAGCAGGAGCCGGGGTCTGGCGGCAAGTTCATGGCAGAGTACATCACGACGAAGCTCCTTAGAGGCTTTTTCGCTACTTATGCTCGTGCTACTGGCGATAAGTTTACCCGAGCACAGCCTCTGTTCGCCAGGATTCAGTGTGGCGGAGCGCGTATGCTTCGCGGAGACTGGAACCGGAAGTACATTGATGAGATGATCAAGTTCCCTGAAGGCGAGCATGATGACCAGGTTGACGCTTCGAGCGGAGCTTACAACCTGCTGGCAGGCAAGAAAGCTACATCTGCCACTTGGGGACGGCCACGCAACAGCTCAATCATACCATTTCCAAATTCGGGTTCGCTTGCCCAAAGTTCGTCTACTCCAACAGCAGCCGCCCATAGCGGGGGCGATTACTGCTTTGCCCAGTCAATGCAGCGCAAGGGTATCATCCTAGGAGCCACTTTCGGCCTTAGAAAGTGATGAGAGGCAGGAAAAATGGTTAAAGATAGCCCGAAAGCAGCTCCGATGCGTCTGTTGTCATCTCTGGTGAGTAGGGCTATGCTCGCATGGAGAGCAGGTACGCAATTTGGCGGTTCGCGTGATCTGTACCAGGTTTTTGGCTATAAAACCTCGCTGGAATTCGAGGATTTTCTGGCAAAATACATCAGGGATGGCATGGCTAAGCGTGTAATTAATGCTTATGCCAACTCTACCTGGGCTGAGGGAGCTGTAGTGAAGGGCGGAGAACCCTTTGACGCCCAGTGGAAGGAGCTTGTTAGGAATTACCACATATGGAACATGCTTCAACGCCTCGATAAGCTTTGCGGGCTCGGGCGCTATGCTGTGTTGCTTGTGGGATTTGATGACGGAGCCAGTTTAGAAACGCCGGTTACTCCTGTGACCGAGATTGGAGGAGTAGCTAGGAAGGTCATTTATCTGCAACCCTACACGGAAAAGAGTGCATCTATCCTCAAGTTCGTCACGGATACGACGAATCCGCGCTTTGGGTTGCCTGAGATTTATGAGATAAACCTGCTTGATCCTGCGCAGGAAGTCGTTTTAGGAGGCTCTAAACAGCGCCCCTATCCAGCTCCTCAACCTGACGGGAGGACTGGGATCCCTTCGATTGGGAGCTCAGTTAAAGTGCATCATTCGCGCGTTTTGCACGTTGCTGAGGACCTTCTAGAGAATAACGTCTTCGGAATTCCGCGTTTGTCGGCAATTTTCAACTATTTGGACGACCTTCTGAAGGTTTCTGGCGGTTCTTCGGAGAATTACTGGCTGTCTGCGAACAGAGGCGTCCAGGTTGATGTTGACAAGGAAATTGAACTGACGCCCGAAGATGCACAGGATCTGTCGGACGAAATCGAGCAATGGCAGCATGAATTGCGCCGTTTTGTGCGTACTAGAGGGGTTAAAATCAACCCTCTAAAGGGCGAATTTGTCAATTCTGACAGCACATTTCGCATGCTCGTAGCACTAATTTCGGGGGCAACAGGCATTCCGCAGCGTGTTTTGCTCGGATCTGAGGTAGGGCAGCTGGCTTCTGAGCAGGATCGTGCTAATTGGGCTGATAGAGTACAAGAAAGGCGCGCTGATTTCGCCGAACCGCACGTTCTGCTACCTTTGATTAAGTTACTGGCAGATGCAGGAGCTCTACCTCAACCCCAAAATCTGGAGGTTGAGTGGCCTCGTGCATTCAAGATGTCGCCTTTGGAGCGTGCACAGGAATCTGCCCAATTCGCTCGCTCGGTAGTTAATCTGAGTAAGCAGGCAGATAGCGGGTTCCCGATTGTAAGCCTTGAAGAGGCCCGCGAGGGAATCGGCCTTCCGGCAAAAGTTTCAGGGACGTTACCACCTCCTCCTAAAAAGAAGGCTAACCAGGCAGGAGGTTCTGGTAACAACAGTAACTCTGCTACCGGCGATGACGATGAAGACCCTATGAGCGAAGGGAACTCGCAAAATGGTGGGCGGAATCCCTCTGGTAACCAGGAAGATTCTTGAAACTCGCCATAGATTAATAACAAACATACCCAGGAGACCTACTATGCGTGAGGAAGCTCTTTCGGTTGACGTAGACGTCAAATATGCGACGTTGGTGAAGGCTGATGAGAACGACGAGATTTTCGAGGTTATTGAGCAGTGGTCAACTCCTTTTGACCCGTTCAAACAGCGCGTTAGGTTCCGTCGTATGCTTCCTAACGTTCCAGAAGAGAGCTATGCCTCGGGATTGTTGCCTTTGGAAGTCGAGCACTTCGGCGACATAGACGTTGAGAACTGGGTGAGGAACGGTAAGATGAAGATCAAGATGTTCGTTAATGGCCATGATGGTGAAAAAGCTATCAAGGCTGAAGAGACTGTCGACACCAGCGCCGACTTCGCTCTGCGATGCATGCGCATGGGGCATGGCTTGCCTGTCGATGATGACGGCTTCCGTGCACTTGACAGGTATGTTGAGGTTAACGGCAATCAAGTGTTCCATGAAAATACGCTAGCTGCCTTGACTGAGTGGCGAAACACACAGGCTGAACTGGCGGCTCAGGCTTCTAACACTGAGGAGGGCTGATAGATGCCCCTTACTAATGCAGGTCGCGACTTCATCGCTGCAGCGATTGTCAATAGCGGTCCTCCGACGTTTTTCACTAACGCGAACGCCTATTTGGGCGTCGGAGACAGCTCCACTGCGTTCGCTGTAGGTCAAACTGATCTCCAGGCGGCTTCGAACAAGGCACGCAAGGCTATGGAGGCTACCTATCCGCAGCTAGCCTCTAACGTGATTACGTTCCGCTCGCTCTTCGGTACTGGCGACGCTAACTTCGCGTGGAACGAATGGGGCGTGTTCAATGCATCTGCTGCAGGTACAATGCTGAGTCGCAAGGTGGAGACTCTTGGGACTAAGACCTCCGCTCAGTCTTGGCAGCTTACCGCTGACGTGA